TGAATTGCATTTGAACGGTAGAAACGCATCACTTCATTTTTTTCTTTGATGCGTTTTTGTTTTGTATCTTCTTTTTTTGCTGCAAGTATTTCTTTATTGAGTTTTGCTTCAACATAATTCATGAGTTCCTGTGTATGAACTCTGGTATCAGCAATCTTTTTACCTTCACGAACTTTTGTGTTATTGAAGGTTTTGATTTGTGTGAGATAAGTTTCTGATGCAGCAATACGATTCAGTGTCAATGCAGGTATTGATTGAAATACACGACCCGCATTAGACAGAATTGATGTAATTGCGGCTGTTTCTTCTGCGGTAAATGTTGCCGTGCCAGATGCATCAGTAAATGAAGCATCACGAAACCAAACATCTTTTGTTGGCTTCAAATGCCCAATATCAATATTAAAAGATGCTTTCATTGTCTCTAATGTTTTACCCGAATATGATGTGTGAAATACTACACCAACTTGTGCAGCAAGCATCGTCTGTGCTAATTTAGATTTAACTGGCACTGCATACACAATTGTGTTTGGTTGAAAAATAATATATTCTTCACCATCAATCGTTTCTTTTTTGATGTCGCCTTTTGAAAACATCATGTCACCTTGCAACACACCCTTGATGCCTAACTTAGGTAAGAATGCAAGCGCAAGTTTGAGTTTTTCATTTAAACCACCACTCGGATGATTTTCATCAATGTCTTTATCAGTATAATTCAATTTTGCATTTTTTGCAAACACCGATTTGGTGCCAACGAAAAATTTATCGTTTTCTGGATTTGTGCCGGCAAAGATAGCAGGCGCACCATCCCATTTTGTAGTCACATTTACTTTTGAGCCTGAATGACCGGCAAGCATATTACGCAAAGAACGCAGAAACTCAATTGCTTCACGTGCGCCAGATACACCAGCGTTTAATACATTGTCTTCAAGGTGTTCTAAATGAACATTCTTGCCTTCTTTACTTTCTTTTAGATAATCCATGAATTTCATAGTTCGGGAAAACAACTTAGATTGAGGTCTTTTTTTATGATTGTGACATTCTTACCATTAACTGGTGCAATATTGTATAGAGATTTTCTATTTGCAGGAATCGAAAATTGCATCTCAAACGTAAACTGATAGTTACCACTTCCTTTATACTGCACTCTTGCTCTATAACTTGCTTTTGCAGACTTACCAAACATTGGCACATCGGCTAGTTTTAATGGATTTTTTGATCCCATCAAATAAAAGCCGTGTGTTCCAACATTTACATAATATGTATCTTTTTTATTGTAATACTGTTCAATTTTTGATGCTGGTATTTCTCCACGAATATCTTTGAATGTATCACGATCCCGTTCGTATCGTTCTTGTGGCGTCAACTTACCAGCAGTTGCTTCCCATCTTGCATCTTTATCTCTTTTATACGGCATTGCTTTCCACTGTTTTTTGATAATATCAAATAAACCAACTTCATACGCTAAATCACGGATGAACAATTTTTCATCGTCATCTTTTTTAATATCACCAAATTTCCAGGGATTTTTCTTGTCGTTGATATCATACTTCATTACAAGAGAACCTGCTGATGCTGCTGTAATTTTTAATTCACAACCTGCTTTTTTCTTTTTATACTCCAACATCAAATCTGGTTGATCATGTCCTGCACCGGCTGGAACAAAAGACTTCGGAACAAGACCAAATTTTTTTAACTCTGTTGCTGCATTTTTCTCATATAGAAAGCCTTGTTGTGCTGCCATAAATCCTCCAGTTTATTGGAGTATTTATACCTTAAAGCCTCCGAACTTGTTAGGTCTTTCACGGTCACCAAATGAATTCAGTGGCTTATCATCAACTTGACCAGAATCCACCAAATCCTCTTGCGCCGATTGTTCTACATCATACAGTTTCATCTTGGCTCTGTCAATGCCCACGACAAACCGCTTGAAATGGTTAGGATCGTTGTAACGATTCTTTAGTTGCTTAATTAGTATCTGATTCAATTGTTGCAACTCTTCGGTGCTTATCAAAGCAAACATAAAGTCAGCCGTTGCTGGTAGACCAAACGATTCTGAAGTGTCCTCAAGACCAGGATCGCTGGAGGTGAAGCCAGAACGGGTCGTTTGTGTAGCCGATACTATCGGTACATCAAATTCAACCGCAAGACCCCTAAGTTCTTCCGCAATAGCCTTAACATAAGAATAACTATTTACGTTAGCACCAGGCTTGATTCTGGCACTTGCACAAATATTAAGATAGTCAATAAAGATGATATCAGGTTGAAAACTCTTTTTAAGTTGCAATTCGTTTAACAATGCACGGAAGTGTAGTGCTGATGCTGCTGCTGTAGGATACTCTTTGATGATGAGTTTACCGTGTGTGTTGACTTTGAGTGCAGAAAATTTACGGTCATAATCTTGTTTGCTGATAGAGTTCAGGTCTGCAATGTCAATGTTCAGTAGATTTGCATCAATACGTTCAGCAATTCTTTCTTCTGCCATTTCCATTGTGATATACAACACGTTCAATCCCTGGGATAGACAAGAGCCTGCAACGTGACACATGAACAAAGATTTACCAACGCCTGTGCCTGCAAGTGCAATGTTTAGAGTTTTCTTTGGCAAACCACCTTTTGTAATCTTGTTGAACAGATCAAGATCAAAAGGTATCTTTGTTTCGTGACGGTGGTAAAATTCAAACCGATTGTCAGAATCGTCAATGTAATCATGACCAACAGACCTATCAAATGACACACCAAGTGCATCACTCAATAACTTTGGTATCATGCCCTTGTCTTCTTTCTGATTCTTATCATCAAGAATCTTAACAGACTTCATGATTGCATTGTAGATTGCTTTGTCTTGGCAGAACTTCTCAGTTTGCTTGATGAGCCAATCTGTATCAGTTGGTTCTTCTTTGTCGGCATTAATTTCACGAATCATCTGAACAGCATTACGAACCTGCTCTTCAGTCAGTTTCTTGGATTCTGTGAAATTAATTATGAGTGATTCATAAGTAGGAAGATGTTTGAACTCATTTACATGTTCATTAATCTCATCAAACAGATTTTTTTCTGTAGAGTCAACAAAATACTCTGTCTTTAGAAATGGAATAATCTTTCTTGTGTAGTCCTCATTGAATATCAAATTCTTCAGAATCGTAGTTTCTAGTCTTTTCATTTGCAGCCGCTTGACTTAATAAAATTTCGGTTAGTATGTCACCAATGTATGTCTGAAATTCTTGATCTTGTGTAAGATCATCCATAGAAATATTTGGTGAAGATATGAGAGTATAACTAAATGTCATTCTAGCAAAATCTCCTTCTTCTGTCAACTTTGCTTGTCCATAATGATAAAGAACACCGGCAAATTTTCCCGTTTTAATACCAACGGCAGTTTTTGTGCCATCATCTGAATCCATTAAAACATAATCAATGTCATGTTGTGGCTTCATCGTTCTCTTCCACGGTCTCACTTTCTCCCATAATGTTGCTATAAGTGATTTCATATTTCTTCCTTACAAATTCTCTGAAACGCTCATTAGCAAGAATATCTTTCCAGAACTCTTCAGTTTGTGTATCATCAAATCGTTTTTTCTCTAACACTTCACCAGTTTCTTGGTCTACTTTAGCATACCAACCATTACTAGGTTTGGATACAAAATTACCTTCGAGCGCAATATCAAGTAGACCAGACCACTTGTTAATGCCACCATCAAAAGATACAGTAACAGGAATTTTAGATTTTTCACGAACATATCTTGATTTTTCTACATTGATGATAAAATTATAACCTGTCAATTCGGTGCCGGTTTTTTCTTGTTGACGACCTAGAATCCAAATGGTATCCGCTGAGTAGTAAGAGCCTGTGCCACCACCAACAATATCTTTAGGGAACATACCAATTTCTTTGTATGTGTGATTGACCACAACCATAGGAATATCTTTGAGTGTCAGGTGTGGAGTGATCATGCGGAACAAACTCTTGATCTGCTTTGCACGTGACATATCGGCAACAGATTTACCTTCCGTTGCATCGTCAACTTCTTTCTTTGATGCAAGATTACCAATTGAATCAAGAATAATGATAACACGATCACCTTTTTCAATGCTCTGCAACTGATTCATAATATCATGCTTTAACTGCTCAACATCGGTAATTGGCGTGTGAAGCACATTGTCCATGTTGATATTGAATGTTTCAAAGTATTTTTGTGGTGTGCCAAACTCTGAATCATAGAACAACACAGCAGCATCAGGATATTTCTTCATGTATGCAGATGCCATCAACAAAGCAAATGCAGTTTTGAAGTGTTTTGATGGACCAGCAAACATCGTCAGACCTGGTGTGATACCACCATCAAGTGAACCAGAAAGTGCCACATTTACAATTGGCACATCCGTTTGTATCATGTCTTTGTCATTAAAAAACTTTGATTTAGATAGTATTGAACTATCTTTGATAGTTGATGATTTTTTCAGTTTATCTAGTATGCTCATTTATTTCTCCAATGTCTGCTATCTTATCTTTTGGTATAACTTCGTGTTTATCGTCTACAAAAAATGATTCTAACGTTCGTGACGGTGTGTTGTCAAGTTTCTTTTTCTTTACGACCTTTTTGACTGGTTCAACTTCACCTTTATCTTCTTTGATTCTGCGATATGTCTGATTTGCTGCTATCAATAATAACACAGCCAATGGATCAAATACAACAATAATAATAAAGATTACCAGTCTAACTGCTTTGTCTATCAAGTCACGATCATGTGTGCCATAAACTACCTCTGCCACATATTTTATAGGTCCCAAGTCCGACTCAGCCTTTCGAACTTCCAAGGATAAAGGGAGTTTTTCTTCCGTAAGTGTTTGTATCTCTTTTTGAAGCCTCTTAGTCTCAGCAATGATTCTCTCACGGTCTTTCTGTTGGGCTTTGCGGACCTGATTAGCCCTCTCGGCACCTTTCTCGTCCTTTGACCTGCCCATAATTTGATCGACAGCCTCATCATACTGACTAAGGTTCTTGTTGTTCCTCTCAATTTGCGATTGAATAACTTTGATCTTTTCATCATAGATTTCTACCTTTGCTGCTTGTGGTGCTATTGTGCTTGAATGTTCAATATGTGCTTTTGACAGATAACCAAAAATTCCCATTGATGTGATTGCCATTAATAATACAACAGCAATCAAAAAATAAAGTTTAAGTGCAGAGAACGTTGTCTTCCAATGATTATACACCCACGATACTGTAACTAGTTTTGCTGCTTCTAATACTGAACCCATGATGATAATTGGCCAGTATGAACCTGGAAATATTTGTGCAAGACCAATGACTGAATAATACGCCGCAATACCTGACAGTGCAAGTGCAGTTAAAAATGGAAGCACAACATGTATCATGGATTATCTTTAGAATGTGGCACATCAAATACAAATGTGATTCTATCTATCGGTCCTACATTTCTTGCAGAATGTTCTAGTTTGTTATTAAACCAAAATAGTGTGCCAGGTTCGACAGTAATTGTCTCATCACCTACAGTGTATTCATAACTACCTTGAATTGATAAATGATATCTGTCTTTGTTCAGATAATATTTACCAAAATCTATATGTGCGCCTGTTTCACCACCAACAGGCAGCGCAAGAAAGCCTGCTCGTTTAAAGTCTTTGAAATGTCTTTTCAAAAATCCAATAGCAGCAGTGTGTCGCTGATATGCTGGTGCTGGCGCACATCCTTCTGAATCAAAAACATATTCATCTGGATGATTAATAGTTCCAATTACAAGTTGGAGAACCGCAGCTTGACTAACATAAACATGCGGATCTAAAACTTTACTTTCAGGCAATTTTTGCTGATAGTTCCAATCTTCAGGATATTCATTCAATTGCTTTACTATCTTTGAGACATTGATACCAGTTTTGATAACGCGAATATTTTTCATCCAAAAAAACTTTCAAGTGTATTTTGTTTTTCAGTTTTCCAACCGACACAATCAAGAATTAATTTAATTGGCTCAAGAAAAGTTTTCTCAAACTGTGTTTCATAATCAACATATTCTTGCAGACCAAATTCTTTAGGTAATCTATTTGGAAACGAAACTACCATGTCTCTAAATGGATTCGGTGTTTTCAGATAAGTGAATTTCAACTTCTCACCTTCTTGTATCAAAGGATACTTAGTCGTTAAGTTGTGAATTTTAAGGAAATGATTATATAGAATCGCGCCCTTGACATGAATTGGTGTGCCTTTTCTGTATATTGTAGCAGAATCAGCATACTCTTTCAAGCCATTACAACCACGTGGAAAAGAAATATCTTCAACGGGTAATTTTCTAAACTCTTCTCTAAAATCGGCAATAAACTTCTGCACAGTTTCTTCATCAGTGTTCACAATGAGATCAACCAACTTATACATTTTACCACGAACAACACCAGGTGTAGATGACTTCACCATCTCAAGACCCATAACTTTGAGTTTTGGTTCCGCGTATTGCACACCTTCGTTATTGTATACATTCAGAATATATCTTTTCTTTGCAGTCCAGATACCTTTATCTGAAAGACCTTCACGTTTCATTTGCATCTTTTGGTCGAACGCATGAACATATTCAGCAAGATCCTGATAACTCTTATCGATATATGGTTGAATCTTCTCTTCACAGATTTTGTCCATGAAGGCGATAACTTTCTGAGTTTCTGATTTTTCTTTATACACAGAGTCAACCAATGGACCAAGATTGAGATAAATTGAATCTGTATCTGAAGCAATAACATAGTCCCTCTCAGTTTTCAATACTTTATTCAAATATTCGTTAAGTTTGTTTTCAATCCAACGAATAGACAATTGACCTGCTTGTGTAACAGCAAGTGCTTGCCGCAAATCATAAAATCTGAAATACTGAGAACCCATGGCACCATATGCCGAGTTCAATGAAACTTTCTTTGCTAGTTGTAGATTATTATAACGTGCGATTAATTTTTCAATCTCTTTTTTCTTACCTTTGTCTTTTTCATTCTCATAATCTTGTTGCGCCTTCAACATCTCTTTCTTGAACTTCTTACGATCCTCATACATTTCAATCATCATTGCAGGCAAAAAGCCTTGCTTGTCAGTTCGAAAGAATTGTCCGTTCGGTGTAATAGTCGCATTCTTTAGTTTGCTTGTATCAAGTTTATGTTCAAGCAAACTTTCAACGGAGGCATTTGTAGAAAGTTGACGCATTTCATCTGTGTAGTCACCTGTCTCTATCAATGTTTCTGGTGAAATATTGTATTGCATAATCAAATGCGGATACAGGCTGTTCAAGTCAAAGGATGCAACCCAATTATGCAAACCAATTTGAGGTTCTTTGACATATGCACCTTCAAATGCTTCACTCTTCTTTGCAATTCTACGTGGTGGTACAACAATCTTTTTATCAAGTAGATAGTTGTAGATTAGTGCATCCCACATTCTGGTTTGTGCAAAGACATCATCGTAATTACATTTGGTGTCATATGCAAGAGTCAATGCAAGTTCGATCAACTTCAACTTATCTTCAAGTTTGAGAACAAGTCTTACATCTTTGATGTTATAGTCAATAAACTTTTGATAATCTAGTTTGTAGAGTTGATGCAGACTGTCATACTCATCGTATGCAATTTTACTTTCACCAAGTTCAACGTTTGCAACTGTGTCTAGTCTATAGTTTTCAATACTCTTACCAGCAGGAGCATACCACTGATATAATTCAAGATAGTCTAGTGCCGAAACGCCGACAATATCATATACAGTCTGTTCTCTACCTTTGAAGACTGTGCTTCTCTGTGAAATGATTTCCCACGGTGAAAGTTTCTTTACAGAATCTTCACCTAGTATGCGTGTGAAACGATT